ATTCGCGCTCAGATCATTAGGCCGCTTGCGACCGGACTCCTGGGAGCCCTTTCATCTTCTCCGACTTCCGCCACGGGAGCAGGGGAGGCCTACACAGACCCCAATCTAATGCTGGCCGCAAGAGGGGCAGCGTTTGATAATGGCGTGCGCAGATTTGCCAAGGGCGGCCTTGTCGGGTCTCCGACGATGTTCGGATACGGAAACGGGAAGACCGGACTAATGGGGGAGGCCGGGACTGAGGCCATCCTTCCACTAGCTCGCGGAGCCAATGGGAATCTCGGCGTGCAGGCCTCCGTCACTCCGCTAACGGTGAATATCATCAACAATGCCGGAGTGGACATTCAGCAGTCAGAGTCCACGGGGTCCAGCGGAGAGCGCACTATCGACCTCATAATAAAAGCAAAAGTAAAAGAGCAGATATCCAATGGCTCACTGGACAAAGTTATGCAGTCTTCCTATGGCCTAAATAGAAGGGGGTCGTAATGGCAGTGGCTTGGCCGGGGACTCTTCCCTCCACAGTGGATGAAAACTCTTTTGCCATGAAGCTCGGGAATACTCTTCTGCGCTCTGACATGGATGTTGGCCCCGCAAAGGTCCGACGCCGATTCACAAAGGGAGTCGACGCCATGTCGGTAACTATGACTCTTACATCGGCACAGTGGGCAATCTTTGAGGGATACTTTGACGTAGACCTAAACGGCGGGGCCAATACCTTCACCTTCAATCATCCCATTACTCAGGTAGCTACGGAATTCCGCATGATGGATACTCCAGACATGAAGCCAATGGGCGGGGACTACTTTTCCGTCTCTATGCAGTGGGAAAGGATTCCTGCCTAATGGCTAATCCCCTTTCTCCTGAGCTTCTAGCGCAGCTATTCTCTCAGGAATCTAATGATCCCTTTTTGACATTGGTGACACTCTCTCATGCCTCCTTTGCCCAAGACATCCGACTCGTTAACAACACAAGAAACATTACCTCTAGAAGTAACGAGTTTCAGGCATTCCCTATGTCGATTCGTCTTCCGGTTGACGATGGAGAAACGGCCAGAAGTTTCTCTATCGAATTCGATAACGTCTCCCTACTTCTTATTGAGGAGATTCGACAAGTCACGACCCCGATATCAGTTAAGATTGAAATGATTCTCGCCTCCCTACCCGACGAGGTGCAAATGTCACAAGAGGATTTGATAATCAGAAATATTTCCTACAACAAGAAAAGGATAGTGGCCACGATCATCCTAGATAACTTTTTGAGTACAGAAATAACTAGCGAGAAATATGGGCCACTCAATTTCCCCGGACTATTCTAATGCACTTCACTCCTGACTATACGAGAATAAAAAAATATCTGGGGAAGCCCTATGAGACTACAAATTGCTGGGAGCTTGCTCGCGAGTTTTATCTTGGGGAATTTAACCTAGAGATAAAGCAATACTATCTCGGGGCCGCTCCTACAGACAAAGAAGTAGAGTCTCTAGTTAGGACCAACAAGGGAGATTTTTCCAAGGTTGAAGAGCCGCAGTTTGGCGACTTGGTATTGATAAAGTTAAAGGGAGTAGAGTGTCACCTTGGAGTATATGTCCAGAAAGACACTTTTCTGCACTCCATCAAGGGGGCCGGAAGCGTACTAGATAAGGTAGAGAAATATAAGCATCTAATAGTCGGATACTATCGGCACAGAGGATTCTCGACGTGATTAAGTTTCGCTATTCTACTTTCGAGAAGCACGCTAAGGACTTCGACCTTGAAGTGGTTGATGGGGAGAAGCTAGATTGCCTCATGGCCCGTGCCATCCCCGTAGAACACTTGGGGGACTACGAGGTCGCGGAAGTATTTCAGGCGAGTGTGAACGGGCTTAAAGTAGAGAGCGACTTCTGGGGCTTTACTGTCTTGAAGAAATCAGACACAGTTTTCATCACTCCTCTGCTCAAGTCGGGGGATAGCAATACCTTCCGAAGTATCCTGCAAATTACCGCCGTCATCGTGGCCTCATATTTCCTGGGACCTGCGGGGGCTGAACTGTCTGGACTAGGTTTCGGGGCCGCAGTGGCCGGAGTCTCGATTGCCACATCTTTGATTCTTACAGCCCTTATTCCGCCGCCGACTTTTGAATTCGGGAATGTAGGAGGACCCTCCTCGCTTGGCGAGTCGCAAATGTATTCCATCACGTCTCAGGCCAATGCAGTTCGGAAGCTCGGCCTAGTGCCGAGGGTCTATGGCACACATCGCATCTATCCTTTTGTGGCGGCCAATCCCTACACAGAGTTGGAAGTGGACAGAGATACCGGACAGATAGTCCAGTATCTCTACGCGCTCTATGACTTCGGATTCGGGCCTCTGGTAATAGACAACGTAAAGATCGGCGACACTCCTATCACGGACTTCGCTGACTTCAACTACCGGCTTGTAGACTTCAATCGCCCTGTTACTTCCGAGGGGCCGTGGGACGACGTCCTCTCCAATGAGCTTGTGTATTACAAGGGAGACCAAGAGATAGGCTCAGTGGCCGTGGGACTCAATGCGGACCAATCGGAGGGAGGGCCACTAGACGGATATCAAGCAATAAGAAACTCTGCGGATAATGTCGATGGCGCTAGGCAGGAGATTCTTCTTTCTCTCGTCAATCCCTCTGGCCTCTATGGATACTCCGCTGGGGGAATTCTTGGCGAAAGATCAATCACGCTAGATATTAAATTCGCTCTAGTGGGGACGGAAGACTGGAAGGGCTTTAACGATACCGACTATGTCGAGGAATTTTCAGCAGTAGGGGGAGATGAGGCCATATTTAATACGGCCATTGAGTTATTCCCGCCGACTTCTTCTGGAGGGATTTATACAATCCTCTCCGATACCAACATAGGAAAGCGGCCAGCAGAAGCCTCCGACTACAATCCGAGTCTCCCCCAGCCCTTCCCGCCTATCTATAACAGCATTCCATTCAGCATTAGACAGATAGGCTGGCCAGCGGGCACTACTCAAATAGTAATCAAAGACGTCTCTCCGTCCTTCGTTCTTTTCGGGGCCGCACTCTTCTATCAAGGAAGATTCATCGGCAACGTCCAGAGTGTCGCGGAATACGTCCCCAACACTGCCTACTCTCTAATTACTCTAAGGAAGCCATTAGGGGAGTCGATACCTCTCTTTACATACGACGGATATCACGCGGGCCTCTATCCGATCATCGGCCTTGTCTCTCTGCCTGAGTTTTGGAGAAACAAAGACGACGTAGTCACAAATAAGATTTCCGCGCACGCGGCCTCTTTAGGTAAGGCTAGGATAACTCGACAAGATACCGGAGCCACCTACTCTTCTTTCCGCTTTGTCCCTAAAGTGGCCGGGCAGTATAAGGTGAGAGTCACTAGAGAAACTACCTCCAGCACTTATACTTCTCAGGTGCAAGATGACTTGACCTGGGTCTCTATGACTACTCGCTTCGATAGATCCCCGGTAATAACAGACAAGCGCCACGTCTTCCTTGAGCTTCGCATTCGAGCTACAAATCAATTGAATGGCTCTATCCAAAACTTGTCCGCAGTCTGTACGTCGGTGCTCGATACCTATGACGGGGTCTCTTGGACAAAACAGCCTACGCAGAATCCCGCCTGGGCAGTAGTGGACCTCCTCACTGGAGAAGTAAATAAACAGCCTTTAGATAGGGCGCGACTACATCTCGACTCTATCGTAGAATGGGCCGCTTTCTGTGATGCTATTCCTACTCCTCCGGCCCCTAGAAATTATCAATTCCCGCGCTTTAGATGTGACTTTGTTTTGGATTACGCAGCTACTCTCCAGACGGTAATCAACCAAATTACTTCTGCGGCCCAGGCGTCCTTAAATATAGTGGATGGGAAATATGGAATCCTAGTCGATAAACTTCGCACAGTCCCAGTGCAGATATTCACTCCGAGAAATACTAAAGACTTCTCATCTAGCCGCTCTTATTCTTCTCGGCCCCATGCTGTCAAAGTCAAATTCATTGACCCGACTACCGACTGGAATGTCGCCGAGGTCGTGGTGTATGACGACGGATACGACTTCAACACGGCCACAGAGTTTCAAGACTTGACGTCCTTTGCCTGCACTAACGAGGAGCAGGCTTGGAGATTCGGTCGCTACATGATCGCCCAGAATGCCCTTCGCCAAGAGACCATTGGCCTTGTCGTGGACTTCGAGCATTTGGTATGTACTCGCGGCGACTATGTCCAGATCACTCAAGACGTCATGCGAGTGGGCGGCACGCCCGCGAGAGTCAAGTCCGTCTCTGGAAATCAGATCACTATTGACGACGGCATCGAGACAATAATTGCGACTTACGGATATGTATTCCGGGGAGCCGATGGGGTAATTGTCACGGATACTCTGACAGTAGTTAACTCCGACACGTTTGATCTTGACGGCACTATGCCAGCAGTCGGGGATTTAATTGTCATCGGCGTAGTGAATCAGATTGTCTATGACTGCCTAGTGAAGTCCATCACTCCCAATGATGACCTCTCTGCCAATCTAGTTTTGGTAGAGAAGGCCGATGCAATCTATGGCTACGAATCCACGACTACCTTCCCCGCCTATGACTCGCAGATTTCCGCCACCACCAATCCCGACATCGCCCCGCCTGCGGAGGTTCAAGACCTTCTCGTCTCGGACTCCGGCTACGAGTGCGCGGGGCAGGGCTATGAGTATTTCGTCGAGCTTGACTGGAATCCCCCAGGTGGCTCCGCGTATGAGACCTTTGAGGTATTTGTAAACTACGGGCGCGGGTTCACAGAGGTAACTAAGACAAGACAGTCGACGTACCGATATGTGGTCGATCAAGGCTACTTGGGCGCGGAGCATGAATTCAAAGTCATCGCCGTCTCGGCTACTGGAAAGAAACTCGATCTAGGAGCCGTGACCGGGGTGACGAATACGCCACTTTCCAAAACTACTCCGCCGTCGGATGTTGAGTCCCTCAATATCGACATCACGGGCGAGGTCCTCCAGCTTGTCTGGCCGCAGATTTTAGACTGCGATTGCAGGGAGTACCTAATTAGATATTCTCCAACGCTGCTCGGGACGTGGGAGTCCTCTATCCCGCTCCTGCGCATTGACCGCAATGCCACTTTGGCCGCGACACAGGCCCGCACGGGCACATACCTAATCAAGGCCGTGGACTTCAATGGCAATGAGTCGGCCAATGTGGCCCAGGCCATTACGACAATCCCTAACCTCTTTGACTTAAATGTCATTGAGGAGATTTCCGATGCTCCGACTTGGCCCGGAGTATTCGACCGCACGAGAAAAGAAGGGGATACCGTTGTTCTTAAAAATACCATCTCGGGAGGAGTG